CTCCGGATTGAATACGAGTCGAATGTTAAACTTCTCTGCAAGGCTGTCGGTTGTTCCGGGTGGAACGGTGGATTTGATGATCACCACCTTGTTTTTGGATAGCTCAGCGATCTGGCCGATTACCTTCTCCACAATGCTAGTATCGCAGTGGCCATCCGATAGTCGCATGGGTGATGGGACGCAGACAAAAATAATGTCGCTGTGCTTGACAAACGACGCAAGATCGGTGTGTGTCGGGTTCTTGGAAAGGTCAATATCAAACGAGTTGACAGCCTTGAGTTTGTATGACGTAACTAGCGTTTCAAATCCTTGAATGCATGCGTTACCAACAAACCCCATTCCAATCACTCCAACTGATAAGTCATGTAACATGTGGTTCTCCCTGTAGTTCCAGCCGTTTCATGGTGTGGTAGTCCTCCCCGTAGTAGACACGCACGGGATACTTGCCTCCACGCTCCATTAGTTCAACTGTTTTAAGTAGTAGTTCCTTGCCATCAGCAAGGTTGTAGTCAAAAAGTAAACTGTCGTAGGTGTATAACACCATTTTACTTGCGGCAGTCTTTGCAAACATCAGTTGCCAATCCAGCACCATCGTCGCCACTTCTTCCGTTTCAAACAACTGGACGAGGTAGTTGAACAACTTTGCAGGCGTTGGGTTTTCTATGCGATGCTTGAAGATTGGACGAGCATGGGGTGAATAAATCACACCCTTAGTATTCATCACATCCCACAGTCCGTCGATATACTCATAAATCTTCTTGAAGAACGGTGGTGGGTTCTGCATCCGGTCATCACTATACAGATATCGGAATGTGATGCGCTTTGACTCGTCATACTCCTCCTGCGTCAGCTCATCCTTCTCAAAATACATCTTGCCAAGGTATTGATGCACGGGCTCCTTGGGTAACTGGTAGTCGATGAGTTCTGCGATGAGCCGTAAATGGAAACTCTCGTAGTCGATCAATACCATTTGGCCATTAGGAAACCGGCTGGTAAATACTGCACGGCTCTCATCGTGCTTGTTCAATGCGGCGTAGTTGATCCCGGCCCAGTTATTCGATGGCCGACCAGTAGCCGTATACGGCTTGTAGTTGGTGTAAACGAGTCCGTTGTGAACGTGCTTCTTGGCCTTCTCTCCGAACCGAGCGATAAACTTCTCCTCATCGACATGAATACCAGCAGACTCAATAAATCTCAACGCCGGGATTATTCCAGCGTCCAAATGCGTATGCAGTCCCTCCAATCCCATTGCACGCATATGGTCAATGACGCTCTCAGCGTATTGAATATGCTGCATGATGGGAATGGCCCGATTGATGTTCTTCTGATTGAAGAACTTGTGATGCATATGATGGATCGTGTTCGTAAAGAACGTCGAGAAGTCTACATCCTCATCACGCATATATTGAATGCCGGCATAGTCTATGACGGGATACTTCATGAGCTTGTGTAAGAAGTCCTTCTTATTCGGCACGATCCAGATGGCGGGGGTCAGCTCTATCATCCATTCAACGGGAATGACAAGGCTGTCGTTATGATTGAAAGGGAACACCCAAAGGGTATCGTCGGTGTCAGACGAGGTTTTGACCACCAACAAACTAATAGGGTTGGCAAGAGGATGTTGTTTTTCGTCGGAGAGTATCTGAACTGCGTAGATGATTTGTTGATCTATGGCTGCTTTTGCCCGATCAAAATCCCCACGATCTTCTACAAGAACCATTTTCATAAAAACCGTTATCCTCGACCCCTATAGAACTGTGCGGGGTTTAGTATTTTGTTAATCATGCCGGGCAGTTGTTTGTCGGCTTGTTGTAGGGCTAACTTGTTTGCTGTAACTACGCCCGTAAACGTGCGGAGCGATGTTTTGAGATCATCTACCGTTGCGAGTTGGTTGATGATGAAATTTGCCGAAGTATACACATCTTTGTTGTTTTTGACAATGTTTATGCTGGCATCGCCGGGAGCAAGTGCCCCAACCAATCCGGTTTCCGTAACCGACAGGATTTCAGGATCGGTGCTGACCCATCTATAGGTATCAGTATCCTTAAGTCGAATGTTAGGCGTGAGCTGCCGAGTCTGACCGACATACAGCACATAGCCGTCGTCCAGCTTACCAGCGACACGCCATTTGAGTTGAACCGTGTTATATAATGTATTCAACTTAACTCTATTATATGTTTCCTGACTAATCTCCAAGATTTCTTCTGACGCCTTGTGATTAGCCTGTCTACAAAAATACCTAGTAATGTATTCGTTGTCAATGTCTGGCTGACTGATCTGTGGGAAATACTCTATGACCGGACTTGGTTCGTCACTGCTAAGTTCCGTCCCCGTTCGGCTTACCCGCTTGTATGTGGTGATGTCAATATTGTCTGCCATTAGAATACATGCCTCGTTGCTTCTTGTCCTCGGCCGTCGAACCACATCATTCTAAAGATACCTCGGAGCTTTGAAGTCCATCCTGCCGTGGTGTCCAGCTGCTCGGTCACAGCGGTAATCTGAAACACGCCGTAGTCATCGAATATGAACGGTAACTTGTCCACCGTAAAGGCGTCAGAAATAGAGATGCCGGACAACCCCAAAATGGTAATCTCAATAGTTGCTGTAGTTGGAAACGGCGCCACACAGTTGTTTTGTGGAGGAGTTTTACTCAACCCATATCGCACAAGTCGAGAAATCATGTCTGATTTGTTTGGTTCAATGAATGCAAGCATAGCGTGGCCAAACTTTGCTTCCCACTTAGCGTTTTGTTCAAGGGATCGTGCAGACGCTGGATCGGTTGGTGAAAACGAACCAAGGTCCTTGTCATATTGTGCTTTTTGTTGAGCGGACAATCCAGTAACCGACGCGGCCGCTGATTCAACGTTGCCGACGGGGCTACTGATTGGACTTTGATTGGCTTGATTTTCAGCTACACGAATAGCACTTTCTTCGTCTGTAATGCCTTCCGACAGTGCAAAGGATGATCGGGCTGCTTTGACACGATTGAGATAGTCTACACCAGCGGTGCCTAATCCATCACGATCTCCCGGCCGGCCGGGACCGTATCGAATGATGGCACTTTCGTCTACAGTATACCCGTCAAACGGTCTACGAGAAGCAGCTTCATACTTTGCACGAAACACGCGGCATGTTGCCTGTACTTGGATTTCGGGGTCTACCTTATACCCGGCTAGCGCCTCGGCTTCACTTGCAAAAGTCTTTCCGTTGGTGAGGTTAATATCCTGCCACCAAGACCCCAATGAAGTGCCATCCATACCAAGTGTAGTTCCTTGGTCAAACAACGTTCCCTTTACAATCTGTCCTAGTCCATACGCAGATGATACGGGCTTTCCATTCTTAATCGGCTGAGCTCGAAAATCAAATGCACCGTTCTTTGTCGTGGACTCTACTTTCATGATAGCACGTATCCAGTATGGATCAACACCGTAGTGTTTTGACCAACGGAATATAGCCTCTTGGTATGTAGAGTAGTTGTCGTAGTCACGCTTTGTTAGTGAGGGAACGCGATTTGCCTCTGCGCCGGGAACACTTGCCTTGGCTTTGATCTTTCGCACTGATGCAGCGTCACCGGCCACCGGAGTAGTTGTATTTCGTGGAGTTCCTACCGCAACATTTTTTCCTGAGTCGCCTTCATGAGCAACTACGACGCCAACATTGAGTTGCCCGCCGGCTAGTGCTTGTCGTGTGCTGGTAGGTTGTTCCGATTGTCCGGATGCGATTGGAGAAATCTTTTGAACGCCACCGGCGACATCCTGTGTTTCTCCGGCCGGCTGAACCTCTCTCATAAGAACGTCGGTAAGATTTGTCCAGTTTAGTGCAAACGCAAAGTGAGATGTCGTTCCAATAAGAGGAAACTTGCGAAGTAAGTCTGCTCGTTCTTCCTTTTTTTCTGTCTTAAACTGTGCAGCCAAATACATTTGCGTCTTGAGTTCGGGTGGAAATGCGGCCGAAAGATCAAGGTTGAGAGCTTCTCCAACTGCGCCCACATTGAATCGATAGATCGGGATGGCATTCTTTTGGACATCGCCGTGCTTCTGGTCTATGATACGAACTCTGTTTCGTTCTTCATCGTAAAATATTTGTAGTGCCCAGAAGTTTCCGGTGGCACCATTCATTTTCATCAACAGATTTCGAAATGCATGCATGAAGTTTGTTGTGGTGCTGAATGCCTCCTTGATGGCTCCGGCATTAATATACACACCTTCGCCAAGAACACCATAATCCATCGTTGATGTAGTGCGTCCAAACCGACCGCCAGAAAATGGGTATGCAGGCATTTCCTCCGTCCACAGGATCATTACCTCCGGATCGGTAGACTTCAATCCCGGCGAGTATCCCACGGTATCTTCAGCCAATGCAAATCCACTTGCATACTTTTCCCTATTTTCTCGTTGAAATCTACTAAACTGGAAGATTGACTCAAACTTCTTAGCAAGTTCCGTATCCATCTGTGAGAACATGTCAGAAATCATGTCGTCAATAAAAAAGTCCCATCGGATGAGCACAGAGTCTGCAACATATGGCGCATATTTGTTGAGTGTTCCGCCAGTATCAATATTCTGATTGGCTGTAGATGGGGTGGGGAGGATAATGCGGCCGTCTTGACGAGCCTGGCTGGTTCTTGCGCCAAATAGGAACTCATTGAACGGGGAGGCGTCATCCTTGAAGTAGTCTGTGATGTTGGTGATTTCGCCTGGCTTCTTGACTTTGTTAATATCGACTGTAGTTGTGATGTTGTCAAATCCCCATGCCAACTCACCCTTACTGATGATAACCACCGTAACGGATGTAATGTTCTTCTCAGCGTCAAAACTCAAGTCATATGATCCGATAGACCCAACTAGAAAATCGTAGTTTCCGTTGCTTGGAATGACATAGTTTTCAAGAACATAGTCTCGACCGTTATTGAGACAGTTGGTTAGCTCATCAACAATGCTACTGTCAGAGAAGTCAAGGAGATTGCCTTCGGGAACGCCATCCGCGGTAGATGCGTGCCCCCATTCAATAACAGCATAGGTTCCTGCGACCATAAAGTGATTACGCAAAAACTCAAGCTGTTGGCGACCATAACATTGAAATGTGACTTCGGCTTGAAAGGTGTAACCAAGGCCATCTCTGCTTACTTTCACACCTGTAATACCCGGAATGGGGAATGCGCCGGCGGCAAGACGAACTTGCTGATTGTTGCTTAACTCTCTACCAAGTTCCGTCAAACTGCCGATTTGACGTTCTTCGGTGCTTGTTAACTGCACGGCATCAAAGGTCAAATCTTCAGCACCAAGCAGTATTCTCTTTGCACGACGAGTTTCTTGGTTGTTCTCATCAGTCATACGGTGAGCAGTGCTGTATCCGTATCCTACGATGTCCTTACCATTGCCGTAGGTGAGATCAAACATGTTTTCGTTGCTGTTTTTGGGGTAGCCGTGTAGACCAAGAGTAAAAAATCGATATTGTAGCCGTTCATCCTCTTTGCAGGAGGTTAGACGCACAAAAGGAGCTACGATGGGTTGTGGAAACTGCTTCTTTCGCGTTGTCAATGTATCGATGACATGCGGACGAAATGCATTGATAAAAGGATAGGGCCGACGCGTTTCTTTTGTCGGTGATGCGGGTGCGGTCATATTAACCTCTTGGTATTATT